GTGAGGGATGTCGGCCCCCTAAAACCCGGGGGGGCGCGACATCTTGACTGGTATTAAACCGGAAAGATAAAAGTCTAGGGGGGAAAGTTTTACAAACCCATTTCACTGGGAAAAACCATTTCTGGCGGTGTGTTCGCTAGGTATAGCGTGTGCACGGTGTTGATATAAACTGTGCACACTGAAAATCGTCGGCAACTTGTCTTTTAATAATGTTACCATTTGCTATCGAAGTCTCGATATTGACGACTAACTTTGAAGCTGAAGGGAAACTTCGATTTCCCGACAGCAAACCACTACCATAAAATGAATTAACATTTGTCCTAGCATAGGTGTGGTGATATGGAGGAGTTTGTATTTCTACACATCCTCTGTAAATTTGGTTCTGAACAACAGATAATCCCCATTTAATTACGGGGAGAGCTGTGGCGACTTCTAAAATGCCATAAAAGGCAGCATTGACGCCACTATAAGTTATGTAAGCTCGATTTCTCTCTGTTGAATTTATAGAAGTAGGTGACAGGTTAAAAACTCTGTACCTAACAGAACCACGCGACATCGAATACATGGAAGTGATCATTGAATATAAATCACTTTTGTAAGGCGATGACGAGTCAGTTGCGACCACGAAGGCGCTGGTATATATACCGAATGGGTCTGCTGAAAGTGAAAGTGCTGTAGTTCCTTGTGTTGTTGGAACGATTCTGTCAGTATGTTTGAGGACAGAATTAAAAGAGAGCACTCTTTCACCTATACAGTGCCGAGCACCATTCATATTGTCGTCTACCATTTGTGCATTCCCGATATCACCTGAAGTAATCTCGTTAGCGCTAGATACAAATTTAATGGAAGACTGTGGTGCCGCTGGAGCATAAAGGTCATAACGGCTAGTTCTCAGACATGAAAATTCCACATCTGGAGCTCCTGCAACTTCGACAAGTACACTAACTCCTGTTGGAACAGTACTTGGAGCACGAAGTGGATTGATAGCATAAATCTTTAAATATCCGAAAGATTCATTTGTGTCATAAGTTGAAGTGTCAGACACATATCTATAAGGTGCTATCGAGGTATATGGTACATGAAATGTAAATTCACAACCCATACGAAGATCAATAATTTCTCTATGAGCATATTGAGAATCCGCGTATGTAGCATTGCTAGCGCCAGTGGTGTTGTCAATAGGGGTATAAACAACGGCGTACCTACCTGAATGAAATTCGGTAGATGCGACTTTGAACCTAAAGACTAAACCACCTCTGGCTTGATTAAAAAACATAGAGCAATACGATAAAGGGCTATGAACAAATGAAGTTACACCGTTATCTACGAATGAAGTCTTAAAAAGACTATATCCGCAACCTGTTTCATATACAGTAGTTCCAACTGCATCAGCAACATTAAATACAAATTGACCTACATAAGCTGGTATTGTTTTAATATGATCAATACTCATCTCATCTATATCAGTTCCGCCCAAACCTGGCAATGTTTCTATTTTGTTCCTAGCAAAAAGCGACAAAGGCATTGAGCCATCAGGCATATCAGCATTATTACTAAAAGGAACAATGGTTTGGACTGCACGCGTGACTTCAGAAAGGTCTAGAGGACTAGACCAACCAAAAACGCTAGCTGCATTAGAAAGTATATCTGTGAACCAGGACACAGGAGCAGCTATTGAAGTTAACAAAGGTATCTGTGCAAGAATACCTGCTGATTTACTTACTTTAGACAAAGTGGATGTGATGGGACCAATCCCACCCACTGATTGTTCACCAGATTGTACATCTGATTTTACAAAACGAGCTCTGGACTGTGGTTGAGTCGGAGCTTCTAATGTTACATTCTCAAAATGAGCGTAAACAGTATAACTTGCAGATAAACTGCCTGAGCTCGCTTGAAGAGGTGCATAAGGAAAAAGCAATAAAAGACCTGGATCGGTAAAATCTATAGCTTTTATGAACTTATGACTATAAGCACTAACAAAAGGAACAATCATGGAACATTCTGTATCTCTATTAATATCTATTTCAACATGAGGTAATTGAGTTCTGGAAGTTAAATTGGCTACATGCAAATTGTACCACGCAGTTTCTTGATTGCCAGGAGCATCAGCTCCTGCTGTTGGAAACCACGCCATACAATATCTGCCTTGCTGAAATCTAGTTCCATTAAGTATAAGCTTGAGGTGTAAATCACCTCTTATAGCTAAATGACCTGATATTTTTGAAGACCATAAAGAATTACTCAAAAGAAAATTCCAAGGACGGATAGCAGATAAAATACCTGTATCAGTCTGTAGAAAATTTCCAGAAAGAATCTCTTTTGGTTTTCTTAAAAATTCACATATATCTTGTTGAGAATAAGATTTTACATTTGGAGTGAACATAGATCCTATGTCTATAGGAGCTTTGATAGTACCTAATGATACATTAGCTTCGTCAGAAACGAAGTTCGTGGTACTACCTTGTTGCGCAACTGAATCTTGCGCGCCCATAGTAGTGTCTACAATAATGGGCGTAATATGCGTTTGCTCGCCAGCAATGGTATCGGGGACTCAATATTTGTCAACATATGATCAAGAGTCATTTGATCACGTTCTAAGTTCGTTTTAATCTATCGTGGTGTATAAGCGGGATTGATTAGTAACCGTAAATACGGATCTTATGTTATTCTCTCTTTCCTCTACTAAACTTCATTACAAACGAACATGTGAAGTAAAGATAAGTATATTTGGGAGAGAACCTTAAATTTCGTAAAAAGAAATACTCTACTAGAAATCGCCTTAATAACGCAGACATTGTCTGGGCGTTGGTACGCAATACGTGGGGCTTAATAGGTCTACAATCACTACCACAGTGAAGTGCCTAACTAAAATTTCTAATATTAATATAAATCCTTCTACTAATAAGGGCCAGGGTATACAAGTTTAACGTCATTAGGGACTGGGCCTGCTAAATTCAATAAATTGAATCTAGCTTACTAACCTGCATGAGGTTTTGGTACCTGCTTGTTGAAAGCGGTAACTTAACCTGGGAATCAGTGCATGCATTGATGATTTTTGCTGTAAATGCTGAATATATCTCTGGAGTGTGAAGAGATAATTCTCGAAAAGCATTTCTAACATTGTCCTCTACAGTGGTGTTAGGGTTGTCACCCCCACACCAATTTAACATTTCAGTTATAGAAACAAGGGATAATGGAGCAACACAACGACGAATTACCGGACACATTCTGAAACTTCTTTTTAAAAAAGTTATTCCAGTTATGTCTTTCATGAGTCCTATTTTGGACTTTTTGTCATCTGATGTGTAAACCATCCCAATTTTCTTCATGTTTTCCTCAATGGAAAGCATGTTGAATATGTCTATTTTCTCTAAAGAAACAGAGAAAACATTATCATCACCTAAAACTATCAAGTACACGTGAGCCGTGAACTCAGGCAAGCATGATAAATCATACTTGTGAGAGGCAAGCCAACAGTACCTAAAGCAAAAGTGGTTGTAAAGGTTGTTGATGATTGTGGTCAGCGGATGACCACTGGGTAATGAAGAAGGCCATTCATATACTATATTGCCGTTAATATGTTTAGAATTTATAAGTTCTAAAAATATAACGTATCTAGCACGTGAATAACCATCTTCACCGTAGTACTTTTGAATCACTTCAAGACATTCAAGATGAATTTGGGGAATCTCAGAACCGTCGAACGTTTTATAATCGCCAGCTCCTTTTGTGAATCCTGAACCAAATCTTTCAAGTTGCTGCCGGATCAACTCCCAATCAATAGAATAGGGGTTGACACCAATAGCAGAACCATTGAATATCTTATTAGCTGCATACCATCTGGTAAAACTACCAAATAGCATACGGGTAACTATGAGTAAAACGAGGGGACAAGCATTAAAAAGCCGAACTTTATGAGCGGCTACCTTTTCTTTAGGTAGCGTTTCATCTTTTGGATTGTCGGCAAATATATGCTCATGTCGTATACCTTTCTTAGCATCTTCAAGGACTTGTAAGCAATCTGCTTTAAGTTCTTGACAAGCTTCAGTAGTTAAATCAAATTCTATACCAGTACCCAACCAGTGTGTCTTCCCTTTACCTTTATTTTTAGCATTGTGAGTAAATGGGAATCCTGGACTAGTTGTCCTGGAAATGGAACCGAAAATAGGATCATTTTCTATTCCAAGAATTGCTTCTTCAAAAGTTAGTATGCGTTTGTCAGGCGCAACACTACTTGAGTGTACTAAATCATCATACAGCTGCTCAGTGATAGGACGTAAAATATCCTGAGGCACGTAAGCTTTATTTTTGCAATACTTATCGAGAGCGATATCAAGAGTGTCAATCAAGACTCCATTCTCGTAGTACGGCTTTGTTTTTGAAACAGCAGTTGTCACGGGACAAACCTTACCATATAATGGTGATTTGTGATAACTACTTTTAATAGGCCTAGGAATCCGATGTGTGTGTTTGTACAAGGGACTCAAAGAAGTGTTTATGAAAGGGAGGGTGCATTGTGGAAAATTACCCACCTCTATCTCAACTGAAACTTGCTCTTCGAAAAGAGAAAGAACTTCAATAAGGTCTTCTTCAAAAACTGCAGTGGCATAAGCATAACCATCTGGATTGCCTGCCGCATGAATGCCAAGAATTTTCCTTGCATTAGAATGCGACGAACAGAGTGTGAAAAGGGATCCACAATCTCCGGGCATAGTGGTTGCCATATACCTATAACCATTGCGAATGACATAAGGCGAAGCAGTGTCATCGACAGCAATACTATCGACAGGAATAGCTTGTCCAACCCAAGATCTATAATCTTTATGGTTGTTAACTATGAGTCTAAATACTAAGTCGGTGAACTTATGAACTTCATTACGAGACATGAAATACTTCACTATGTCTACATGTTGAGGAACATGTTTAGGAGCGAGCAAAAATGCTACGTCCTGATCATCCAAATTGTCAGTTACTTTAAAGTCTAGTATAACTGACACTGGAAGAGAGAAAAAGACATCTGTATTAGGTTTTCTAAGCCTAAAGATATCATTAACGAAATTAGGATCTTCGTCAACTCTAGCGACGCAGAGGGAAACAAAATGGCGATTAACCATGAATACATTTCCTTTAATAAAAACTGCG